CGTGGGTTCGAGTCCTGCTTTCTCACTCAGAATTCGCAAGTGCACATGTGATTTCTGGCATTCATCAAAGAGTATCACCGAGGGATTAAGGCGTAAAACAGTGAGGTGGTGGTGCAGTGAGGCTAGCTGCGGACAAGTGAAATGGTATGATGAATGTTCGCACTATGGTGTAAAGGTAGCACACTCCCAGTCATATAGGGAGAGGTTTACGTTCAATTCGTAGTGGTGCAATCTGCGCAGAAAGATAGGAGACCAAATGATACCAATGCTTTAGTTTGGTGATGTGGGGTACACGGTAAATCTTAATCCGTGGCACCAATTATAATAAAAAGGAGATTAAAATATGTTAAATCCACTTTCGTTACAAATGGGTCAGACCTGTTCTGGAAAAGAAATTAATGATTGGTGTAATTATCAAGTAAATAATAATGGTTCACATTATAAAGATGCGGTAAGGCTTTTAAAAAAGAATTTCAGAGATGATAGAGAATATTATAAAACTATTAAAGCCAAAACTGCGGGATGTGGAGAGCATGACGTAATTGAATTTAGGAAAATAAACGAGATCGTGGTGTAATGGTAGCACACTACATTTGGGATGTAGGAGCGCAGTTCAAATCTGACGATTTCGATTTAGAGGAATATTCGTCTATGTTATAACTGATGTGGGTACGCCTGACCTACAAAGAATGGGGCAGATGAGCGCCTTAAAATGCGTCCTGTTTAAACGAGGCAGTACTTGGGGATATAGTCCAATGGCAGAACAAGTGACTGTTAATCACTATATGGGAGTTCAATTCTCTCTATCCCCGTTTTATAAGAATAGAGAGAGTATTTAGCGAGAGTCATCAGCGCCCACCTTCTGGGAATACGATATGGCAATGTATATTGATACTCACCTTAGGGAACCTAATCTATTCTTATATATGCTCCTATAGCTCAGTCGGTAGTAGCACTTGACTTTTAATCAAGGGGTCGAGAGTCCAAGTCTCTCTAGGGGCATTTAAAACAAATTAAAATAAGGAGAAAACAATGACAATTAATGAACAAACATTACAAGAATTAGCAAAACAATTTGGATTGGCATTGGATTGGAGTAATAATAATGTTATTCCTTATCTTCAAGATTTGGCGAGAAGAGTCATTACATACGAATTTCGTTCGTCTATTTTCTGGATTGCAATTGGAGCAATTTTTATTTTAGTTGGTATTGTTGCTGTAATTTTAGCTGTAGGTAGTAATGATGATAATGCTATGGGATTTGCGTGTATAGCAGTAATAATATTATGGCTTGCAGGTATATGGATTATTGGTGCGCAAATAAATGATATTATTCTATGTGGAACATTACCTGAAAAAATTCTGTTAAGATATATACAAACAAAATAAAATTAAAGGAGATTAAATAATGAAAACAATTGAAGAAGTTAGAGCAAAATGTAAATACGGAGAAGTAATGACTACAAAAGAATTTTGTCAGGAAGTTGCTAATGGTTTTTACAATTCATTTGACGGATATGGTCGTTTTCATGATGGTGAAAAAGAAACAGATATAAGTGTTTGGGATAGATCACTAACATGGGACGATATTAAAAAATATCCTTATGTCTGTTGGTATAATAAATAAAATTAAGGCTCCATCGTCTAAAAGGTCTAGGACGTGACTCTTTCAAGGTCAAAATATGGGTTCGATTCCCGTTGGGGCTGTGCTATATACAGTTACCAATTCCGCTAATAGGGTAAAAAAGGATGAATTGGCGAGAGGTCTTGCGTTAGTAGGCAATTAAAAAAGATATGATTGGTTACACAGGCAGTGGCGTGTATTAAATGTGAAAATTTGGGAGTTCTCATGAGCCGAACAGCCAATCATATTATTTGGACTTTTGGCGCAATTGGTTAGCGCATACGGCTCATAACCGTGCGGTTCAGGGTTCGAGTCCCTGAGAGTCCATTAATTCTATCTCGCAACTGGATAGAATTCTCATAAGCACAAATAATAATAAAGTTGCTGAAAATTGTGTGATTGAGAGCATCCTCTGTGATGAGTGGTATACATACGGATTGCGTAAGAAAGGATTAGAAGCCCCTTATTGCGTCTGGTCTCGCAGGTTCAAATCCTGTCAGAGGAGTTAAAAGGAGGATAGTCAAAAAATGTATCAAATTAAAATCGAATTATGGAAAAACAACAAATATACTCTCCCCGATGAAACTCGTTATTTTGGTAGATATCTTACTAAAGAAGCGGCACAAATTGATGCACAAGAAATTCAACAACGGATAGTATATAGTCTTGGTTATGAACGATCAAGACTTGAGATTATAGAAACTGTACGCATAAAATATTTTGATAAAAAAGGAGACTAAAATTATGGCAAGACTTAATTTATCCCCACCTTGGGTGATGTATTACAGAAAACTATCAGCGTTTTTTAAAGAAGATTCAGAAGTAAAAATCACATATGATGATATCGAACAAGAGATTAAATTATATGTTAATAATGCTGAAAAAGCAGTTGCATTAGAAAATTTACTCCCTAATAAACAGGTTTTTGGAAATGTAACATTATATATTACAATCGTTCCTGCAAATAAAACATGTTTTGATAGTGTAAAAGCGGGAAATTCTACAAACTTAAATGATATTGGTCGTATTTGTTTTAATAATAAAGCAGTGGTAGGCGTAAAAGTCGTAGATGGAATTATGACTAATAAAATGGTTTTTGTTATTTTTAAGAAAAAAGTTGTCCAATATTTTACAGATGATATTGGCGATTATCATGGTATTTGTTCAACACTGTATCAAGATTTGGCAAAAGAAATTTTTGGTAATATTGATGGGGTGTTCTTTTGCACTGATAATGAAATAGAACTTGGAAATGCATGGCTTTAATATAAAAAGTCTTGACAAATGAAAATTAAATGTATAGAATATAGACAGACATTGAGAGATGACCAGTTCTTCTATTAATGTACTCTATAGAAAGGAAGTAGATAATATGGAATTGATTCGGTGCACACACTGTAATCATTCCTATTCATTACAAGGTAAGGGGGTAAAAACATGGTGGAACGATAGCGGTTCATGTAGCGTAAAATTATGCATGTGCCCAAAATGTAAACAAATTAATATAATTAAATATGAAACTTATTGGACAGAAGATATAAACAACGATGAAAGATTATTTTATTAAAGGAGATGATATTATGCCATGTAAAGAAGCACCTATGAGAATTTCAGGAATGTATATTATGGATACAAGTACAGGAAGTGTAATTGCTGATTGGTCTGATTGTATTAGATCGCTTACTTGTCAGCCAGTTTTTCATACAGTTCATAAAGTGCCAGAAATTATTGATGTAAAAACCATCAATAATAAGGTCGTAATCGTAACATTTATTGATGGCACACAGACTAAAGCAGTTTGTGATAAAGACGATACATTCAATCTGGAAGTTGGAATTGGAATTTGCATTACCAAACGTCTTATGAGCAGCGATGAACAGACTGGTAATTCAATGTTTAATAAAACAATTAAGAACGCTCTTAAAGTAATGAAGCGGAATGAACAACTTGAACAAACTCGTAAAGAGATTGAAGAAGAAGAAAAGCGAATTGCAGATAAGATTAAACGTAAGAAAGAAAAGCGTGCGGAGAAGCGCAGACAGAAAAAGATTCAGATGATGGCTGATGCAATCCTGCTTGCTGATAAAATGAAAACAGAAAACAACAATTAATTAAACAAAGGAGAAAATATTTATGGCAGAAACAAAAGACACACATCTTAGACAGGCAAAGACAAAGGCAACAGCAGTGGGACTTCTGACAGATAAGAAGCTTGAGATTAAGACAGACCCCAAAAATGGCGAAAAACACATTGAGGGCACTGTAACTGTTAAGACTAGTGATAAGAACTTTGTAACTTTTACTGTATATAGAAAAGCAAAAAAGAATAATGGTGAAAATGATTCAGTTTATGCAGGATTGGTTACTGTAATGAATGAATTTCAATCTGTGGCAGATGTTGGTGATGATAATGCAGATTATATTCGTGTTAATGGTCAGTTGAATCCTTATAGAGGTCAGAATGGTAATGAAATTATTGGTTATCGTGGTAGCTTCTTTAATAGAATTCGTAATGTTGATAACGTAGTACCCGATGCTTCCTTTGAAGTGGAAATGTTCATTCAGAGCATGGTTCCTGAAATGGGCAAAGATGAAGACGGTGAAATGACCGAAACAGGCAGACTCAAGATTACAGGTTGGGTGCCGACATACAATGGAATTGAGCCTGTTGATCTGATTGTTCCTGAAGATTTGGCTGATGCTTGTGATAATACATATGAACCCGGTCAGACGGTTGAATTTTATGGTGATATTGTTAATAACAGTATTGAAGAAATTATCGAGAAGCCTGTCGCTTTTGGTAAGCCTAAAAAGGAAGTGCGTAGAAGTTTTGTTAATGAACTGATTGTTACTGGTGGTTCTAGTCCTTATGAGGGAGATGAAGAGACAGATAAAGATCATGTCCCTTATGACAGAGATGCAATTAATGCGGCAATTACTGAAAGAAATATTGCGATTGAGGAAGCTAAGAATAAGGCTAAGAATGGCGGTGCAAATAGTAGTGTTGGTAGAAAAGCCATGCCCAGTGGAAAAGCACATGGACGTACATTGGCAATAGATATGTAATTATATAATACACGTTTGTCCCTAATAATGTATATTATTGGGGACAAACAATAATAAATAAGGAGAAATAGTTTATGGCTGTAACAGTAGATATTTTTAATCCACAAAAAACAGTAATTGCAAAAGGGCTTGCAGGAAAATCTGCTCTTATTTTCGGATCGAACTCAACAGGAAAAACCGCTCAGGCAGTTCGTATGCCAAAGTCTTTTGTAATTGCAACTGAAAGTGGCCTTAATGCAACAAGTGGTGTTAGTTATATTCGTGTTAATGCATGGGCTGATTTGAAAAAGATTGTAAAACAGCTTACATCAAAAGCTACAAAAGATAAGGCTCGTGAACTTTATGATACAATTATTATTGACGAACTTTATGCGGCGGCTCTGCTTTGTCAAGAATATATTCAGACAGTTATTGGTAAGGGTGCTCTTACGCTTGGAGATACTATTGATGGTGGAAAAATCAATCTTTATCAGGCATATGAAAAAGAGTTTTTTAAGACTGTAAATACGCTTCTTTCTTGTGATTATACTGTAATTTTCATCGGACATGCACAGGAAAAGGACGGAAAAATGTATCCTAAGGGCGATAAGCGGTCTGTTGACCCTGTCCGCGATTTCGTTGATTATGTTATTTATGTTGAAAGCAATGGTGTAGACGAAGATGGTAAAGTAATTCCTTCTTCTGCATATCTCGCTGAAACTGACAGGTATTTTGCTCGTTCAAGATTTGATACAACTCCTACATATCTGCCTGTATGGTCTGCTGAAGCATTTGAAGAGGCAGTGAATATTGGAATTGAAGGTATGGAGAAGAAAACTGGCGTCAAAGCTGTAACATATCAGGAACAAAAAGAACAGAATACTACCGAAACATACGATTATGATGAAACAATGGATGCCCTTCAAGAAGTTGGTCAGAGATTTGCATCAGCAGGTAAGATGGAAGAACTTACAGAAATTGTTGAGCAGACGCTTGGTCGTGGTGGTAAGGTTTCAGAATGTTCCAAGTCTCAGATTCAGGCTATGGTAATTATTCTTGATGATCTTCGTGAACGTGCGGATGAATTGGGAATTTAAAAAGGTAACAATAAATAATTAAATTATAGTCTCTCAAATGAATATAATTGATTCATTTGAGAGATCTTTTTAGCAGGTAATAATTAAGTGATAAATAAACAACTTACTTTTATAGATTTATTTGCAGGAATTGGTGGTATTCGTTTAGGAATGGAGCAAGCAGGACATAAATGTTTAGGTTTTTGCGAATGTGATAAATATGCAATTGCTTCTTATACTTCTATGCATTGTATAACAGAAAAACAGTATCAATTTCTATCGACTTTACCGATACGTCAACGGCAGAAAGAAATATTAAAAGAAGAATATCGTAATGGCGAATGGTTTTCGGATAATATCGTAACAGTAAAAGGTAAAGATATTCCTGATTGTGATGTTTGGGTAGGGGGATTCCCCTGTCAAGAAATTTCAATAGCAGGAAATCAGAAAGGATTTGATGGAAACAAAAGCAACTTATTTTTTGAAATCATTAGATTGCTCAAAGAAAAGCAAAAAAATAAACCCAAATGGATTATCCTCGAAAACGTTAGAAACATTTTGTCAATTAAGCGAGGAGGGGTATTTGCCAGAGTACTCATTGAATTGGACTCATGCGGGTATGATGTTACATGGAAATTGCTTAACAGTACAGAATATGTCCCACAAAACAGGGAGCGAGTTTACTTTGTGGCAGGTCTTAGAGGATCTGGAGCAAATATCACAGAAATATTTTCTAACCAAAGAACAAACGGACAAAATAATTTTCAAGTAATACAAATAGGACAAAGAAATAGACTTACAAGACAAAATTTGAATCAATATAGAGTCTATTCTCCTGAAGGTATAGCGCCCACATTAAATAAAATGGAGGGTGGCGGTAGAGAACCGATGATAGGAATTAAAGTCATTGGAAATACAAGAAAGAAAAAAGACTATGGAGAAGATAAAGAACGTGTATTATCTGCTGATGGTATTAGTCCTACATTGAATTCGTCTGATTATAAAGAGCCATTAAAAGTAGCAATTCCTGTTCCTATATCAATTTTAGATCAAAAAAGTAAATATGAAATTTATTTAGACGATAACATGTATATGGAAGATAATATTCGTCCCAATATTTATGTTCAAATAACAGACAATTGCATAGGATATGCAGTATGGTATGAAAAAGAAAATTGTTATGTTGTAGTTCGGAAAATTACTCCAAAAGAGTCGTTTCGTTTACAAGGGTTTCCTGATGAAATGTTTTATAAAGCGCAATTCGTCAATTCAGATAGTCAATTATATAAACAAATAGGAAATTCTGTTACAGTGCCAATAATAAAAAATATTGCAACAAACATAAATTAAAGGTATGATGTATGAGTATTAATATAAATAATATGCAATGGGGGTTTAATGGTCAACCCCCACCGCAAGATTTATTTCAGGAGATGCGCAAAATTTGTGTTTCACATCCTGAATGTAAAGATTGTCCCTATATCGGGCAACAAGTACAAATGAAAGATGCTGTACAAATTTGTGAAATTGGAATTCATAAACAAAAACAAGGAGAAACACAATGAGTCATTTTGCAGTATTAGTTTTACATGAAGAAGACCAGTCTATTGAAGATTTGCTTGCACCTTATGACGAGAATCTGGAAGTAGAACCTTATATCAAGTATACACGCATTCAGGCTATCAACAAGATGCGGAAAGATTGCCCAAGTTTATATAAAGATAAATCTGAGGACGAAATTTTTCAGGATGCATGTGATTGGTTTGGTTGCACGCCTGATGACGATAATAATCTTCTCAGCACGTATAATCCTCACAGTAAATGGGACTGGTGGCAAGTTGGTGGTCGTTTTAGTGGTATACTTCCTATTATTCCGACAGCACTTGACGGGTATCATGGTGCGGAATATGTTGATAGTGCTTTTGTACGTCATATTAAATGGGTGCAACCACTTGACAAAGAAGAAAGAGAAGATATAATTAAATGGTGGAACGTGAATATTGAAGGTGCTGAGGGAGAAAAGGATGAATGCTTCTTGTATAATCCTGAATATTATAAAGAGCGTTATAAAAATGTAGAAACATACATTAAGACTCGGGAACTCCCTTGTTATCATGCGGTTGTAACTCCAGATGGTATCTGGCACGAGCCATCTAAAGTGGGCTGGTGGGGTTGTACTAATGGAAATCCGTCTGATGAACTTGAATGGGATCTTCACTTCAAAGAGCGCTTCATCGATACAGCTGAATTTGATTGGGTTGCAACTATTGTAGATTGTCATATTTGAAAGAGGTAATAATTAAATGGCTAAAGGAAGAAAGCGAGTATGCGTATTATGTGGTTTAACTATTGAAGACAATAATGATTCAGTGCCTTACAAGAAGCGTTATGCGCATACTGCTTGCTTCCGTGCAGCCGCTAAAGCAATTCATGTAGACAAAGAAGAAAAGGTTAAGAAAAAAGAAGCTGAGAAAAAAAATAAGCCCGCTTCAAAACCAAAAGCAGAATTAAAAGATGCACTATCTGATGAAGAGTATGTGCAGAAAAATTTGTATTATGATTATATCCGCAAAACTACTGGAATTGCGGAGCTTCCTGCAAAAGTTTATGCATTAACAGAAAATTATATTAAAAAATACAACTTTACATTTCAAGGTCTTTATGCCACACTGACTTACATGCACAATATTCTTGAAAAAGAGTTTGGAGAGGATATTGTAGGACTTGTCCCATATTATTATACAGAAGCACAAGCGCATTATAAAGCTGTTAAATCCGTGGGTGACAGGAACAAAAACATAAGTACCGAGGGAATGTATAAGAAAAAGACTGTTTATATTGATCCTAAACAAAAGAAAATTAAACAGTTAGACATTACAACAATTGGGGGATAATTCATGTATGAGATATTAACAGATAAAAGAGCAATTCTGAATACTATTGGATGTTTGATGCTCGACCCCACTTTAATAGATGATATCGATCGTCCGTTAGATAGGACAGATTTTGATACCGAAGCATTATATGAATTATTATATGTTGCTATTTTTAATTCGTATATGCAAGGTGTTAAAGATATAAATGAATTTACTATAGATTCATATCTCTCTTCTTATAAAGAGCAATATGAGATTTTTCAGACTAATGATGGTTTAAATTATCTTGCAAGCGCACGAGAGATGAGTAGTCTTGATAATTATGATTATTATTATCATAGGCTCAGGAAGTATTCTCTGCTTAGATATTATGAGAAGAAAGGTTATAATACAAAATCAATATTTGATCCGACTGTAGGTGTGGAAGAACTTACAAAAGAAATGGAGAAGTTCGACAATTACACTGAGCAGGATATTGTAGGAATGGTTGAGACAGATTTAGTTATTAGTCCTACGATTAAATATTGTACAAATATGTTGACCACTGAAATTCAGGCGGCTGACGATGCAATGAATTTGATTGAAAGCTTTATGAAGATTCCTGACGTAGGTATGCCATTAAACAATGATGGATTAACTACTGTAACACGAGGTGCAAGAAAAGGATGCCTTTATATGAGGTCTTCGGCTCAGGGTTTCGGAAAAAGTCGTATGGCTGTAGGAGATGCAGTAAAAGATTCAATACCATATTATTATGATAGTAATTCAAAAGATTGGAAATACACTGGTTTATCTGAGCCTACATTATATATTACGACAGAAATGACTGTAGATGAAATTCAAACTATAGTTATTGCAACCGTTTCTAAAGTAAATGAAGAACATATATTATATGGAGAATATAAAGAGGGGGAATTAGACAGGGTAAAACAAGCTGTTCAATATATTCAATCTTCACCTATATATATTGTCCATATTCCTGATTTTTCAATTGATGATATAAAAAATATAATTAAAAAATATAATAGGGAATATCGTGTTGAGTATATATATTTTGATTATATATGGAATAGTATGCGTTTGATGTCAGAAGTGTCCAGTAAAACTAGGATGGGTGGTTTAAAAGAACACCAACTTCTGTTAGTTTTTTCGACAGAATTAAAAACCCTTGCACAACAATTAGATATTCATATTGCTACTGCATCACAACTTAATGGTGAAGCACAAAATGCTCTTATCAAAGATCAGAATCTTCTTGCTGGGGCAAAAGCATTAGCGAATAAACTGGATGTTGGTATTATTTCAATGCCACCTAATGCTAGAGAGAGTGAAAAACTTAACACAATTATTCAAACTCATTTTGGTTTACGAATGCCTAATATGGGACATTGGGTATACAAAGTTAGGCGAGGGCGATTAACAAAATTGATTATATGGAGTGATATTGATCTTGGCACAATGACAGAAAAAGCACTATTTGTAACAGATTTCGATTTTAATTTAATTGATATAGACTTCACTCAGATTGAACAGGTTGAAGCTAAGATTCAAGAGCATTCGGTTTTAGAATCACAAGTGCATGATGAAGAGCCTGAAATTATAAAAGAAGTTGATTCGAAGTCAATTCGAAGTGAAATAGAAGAAGAACAGACAGTAAAAAGAGATTTTGATTGGTGATATAAATGTATTTAGATCAGAAAAAAATATTAAATTCATTAACAAATGAAGATATAATTAAAATCTGTGCAGACCTTGGTTCACCAGAATATAAACGAGATAATCAGGGGAATCTTTTGTTCTCAACTTCTATTTGTCACGATGGAGACAGTCCCTATAAATTAACATATTATAATGATTCTCATCGCTTTAAATGTTGGACATGTGGTGATTCATATGGAATTATTGAATTAGTTATTCGTGCTCACAGAATAAAGGGTAAAACACTTACATATTATCGAGCATTATATTATATAGCTTCAATAACAGGACGTCTTTATGAGAAAGACCCTGAACAAATTGCTCCAGAAAAAACAATCACGGATTTTGAGTGGATTAATCGTTTAAAATCTGTAAAGAAAAATTCAAAGGCTGTACCTAATTTATCAGAGATTAATGAGAACATACTTGATATATTTTGGTATGCGCCTTACCAAGGATGGCTTGATGAACATATAACTCGTGAAGCCATGTCAAGATTTGAAATAGGGTATTACGGATTAACTAATCAGATAACTATTCCACATCGAGACATTAATGAGCGATTAATTGGCATCAGAGGACGTTTTTTAAATGATGAAGATGTTGAACGTTTTGGTAAATATGTGCCATTGCAGATCGGTGGACGCTTCTTGAGCCATCAGCTTGGAAGTAATCTATATGGTATACATGTTGCTAAAGACAAGATACAACAGTGTAAAAAAGTGATGTTAGTTGAAGCTGAGAAATCTGTATTACAGGCGTATTCGTATTTCGGTGAAGACAGTTTTGTTGTAGGACTGTGTGGATCAAACATTTCAAAAACACAAATTAAAATTATATTGGAGGAATTAAAAGTTGAAGAAGTTATTGTTGGTTTGGATAGAGAGTATGGTGATTCAGATACTTTTGAAGCAACTGCCTACTATCAAAAACTAATTAAAAAAGTTGCCCCACTCGTTCCTTATGTGCGTGTATATCTGGTGCTCGACAAAGAACACAGACTTGATTATAAAGATTCCCCTACTGACAAGGGTAAAGATATCTTATTACAACTGATGAAAGAAAAAATTTTAGTAACAATGGAAGATGTGAACGAAGTGATTAAAAGAAAGGACTGATTTAAATGAACGGATTTATTAAAGTACTTGTGGCAAGTGGATGTGCTATGTTATCTGGTGGAGTAAATGTTTGGCTGAATGTAAGAGATAAAAAGACTATCACAATAAAAGATATAATGAGTGCGTTTGTTTCTCCAATATTAATGGTTGTGTCAACTTGTGCACTGTTTATTTAATTATTAAAGGGGGATTAAATGAAAAAAAGAATATCGTTTATTACAATTATGGCAGTTGTTATTATGATTTTTTCTATGTGTGTTACTGCTGAAGCAAAAACCGGAACTGGATTGATGGGTGAAGATTGTGAAGGACGTTATTTTTCAACACAAACTGGTTATTTTACAGTACAGGGGAAAACCTATTATGCACATAAAACAAAAAGTCAAATGTATGAAGTAGGAGAACTCGCTACAAGTACATATCGTGTGCGTGGCGGCAAAATGTATTACTTTGGGGCTGATGGCGCTATGCTGACTCGTAAGTCACCTAGAGAAAAATTATCAAGATATATTGATTTTAATAAAGATGGCTCAGTATACTATATTTATCCTGCGGGATATCGTACAAAATATGAAAGATATAATGCTAATCGTCATCGTTTTCAAGTATATAAACATGGTAAATGGAGAGACGAGGGTATGCAGGTTTATCCCTACGGATGGATTGACTGGCAGGAGTAACCTGCACAGCGTTCTGAATTTCAAAAAATTTAGTGGGAAAAACGCATTAATTTTTACATAACAGTATTTCCACAAGGGTACGGTGGGGTAAGTAGATAGGATAAAAATAATATCGAAAACCCCACTTATTTTAACAT